ATTGATGCTCTACCTCGTCGTTAGCTAAATCAGCTTCGTCTGCCACTTAAACCTCCTAGGTTTGTAGCCCACGGGCTAAGTTTACGTATTTGTTTCTGAGATAGTACGGCGGGTAATTTAATTCTTCCTTGCTTCTCATAGCTTTCCAACACTGACACAGAAACTCCCGCGTATTGAGCTACCTTTGTTCTTGAAGTATTAGGATTATCTTTCATAAATTTATTCGCACGGTCTATAAACTTTTGTTGCATTGCTTCGCTGTAATTACTTCTTGGCATCTTATTCCTTTCTAAAATGGGGGTTCTCCGTAGGTTGCTGTAAATTCAGTGTGACTAATTTTTGGGGTTGCAGTTTTCACTTCTACTTCGTAAGGTGCAACTTTAATCGAGCAGTCAGGTTTATCTTTAACAAACCACTCTGCGTCTGCTTTTGAATTAAAAATGCGTAAAGGTTCGTTGTCAAAATCTTGAATTATGTATCGACGCTTTCGCACCTTAATAGTATTTTCTGCTTTTGATACCAGTTCCTCAATCATCACAATTGCCTCCGATACAATATTTTCCATTAAGTATTTCTTCAGCGATGTCTTCAGAAATGACTTGTCTTTCTGCATTATCAATTTCTCGTTCAATCTCTCCTGCTCTATCAGATTTTAATAGTATATTTATCTCATCAATGATAGACTCTGCTTGTTCAACGTGAGAGTCACCTAGCCTATGTTCATTAAGTAATTCAACATGGTTTTGTAATAAGTTTTTTATCCGTAAAAATAAGTCTTGGCTCATAACTTTTTCCTTACTTGAGTTCTTAATTTTTGTAAATAGAAATCGGCTTTATCCAAATCTTCTATACCATTCTTCATTGCAAATCGCCAAACATATTTAATTACATTGGCAACACACACTGCTACGATACCTACAAGATTGGTTGTTGCTGACTCTATCGCGTCGATACACTCTACCTTACCTTGAGTGTAATGTGATGGGTGGTTCACTTTGTCGTCCTGACCTAGTGTCAGGTTGGTTTTTCTATTTTTCATTTAAATTGAATGTTTGTTTACCTGTAATATAAAACTCTAGCATATCTATATTCGTCTCGTCAATAACTAATGAGAGACCACCTGTTATACTAATATCTCTTAGATGTTTTTGTTGGAGTGCCGTAGGTGTATTACCATTAGCTTTAGTTTCGATACCTATGAATTTGCCTTTATAACAGGCGAGAATGTCGGGAACACCGCTTGCACCATATCCTCCCGTTGCGGGCATACAGTAGTAAGCGTTAAGTTTTTTTAATATCGTTTTTACTTTTTCTTTTACTTTCTTTTCGGGTGTCACTTGCTTGTCCTAGTAGCTCTGCGTAATCGTTAATGTGTAAGATAATAACATACATTGATTCACTTGCTCGCCACCCTATGTCGGGGTCGCCATTGTCTGAATCACAAATAAAAATATCGTAGTGTTGTAGTTCGTGGTCTTTTTTGATTGTGTTAGAAATTACATTAGCTATGGTTATCTTAGATAATAGGAAGTCGGGAAGAGTGGATAGATTGTATCGTCTAATATAGTTATTCTCTAAGTAGACAATATATCTCTCTCCATCTTTCTTTATGGGAACGCGGACATAGTCCGTCATTACAAAGTGTGGTATTGGTTCTAATTTAATCGACATCTAGTATATAAGTATATACCATTTTAAAATCGTTGTGACATCTTATATAGTCAAAGAATCCAACACCTGTATCAGCGTCAAAATTATGTTGCCTACTGTAATGGTCTGGTTTTGGTATAATTTTATCTAATAACCATTTCTTGTCACTGTTTTGACTATCCTCATAAGCAAGAGCAAACATGGTTGTAAACCCCCTTAACTTGTCATGGACAGGACATTCTTCGAATCGTCTGTATGCTTTTGGTGTTTCAACTATCTCAAATTTATTACTATTATTTATTTTAGCTTTCCATACAACACATGATTCATCTCTAAATGACATCATAGATTTACCTACAATATAAAAAGGTTTCTCAAGTTTTTCTCTAACAATATTACTAGCGTTTTGCAATTCGTCATATTTGTTATCTAAGACTTGTAGTTTATTTTCAAATGACTGTCTTTGTTGTGATGATATATCTGCATGGTTTATGAGACTATTTAATAATAGATGTAACTCCGCACCATTCATTGATTCTGCTGAATAGGATTTTGTCAATTTACTTGATGATGAAACATCTTGAACAACTGTGTCTGCATATTCACCGCCTATAACCCAATGATTTATGCTATGTGGATTATATCGTCCTAAACCAACTCGCTTATCAAACTTCTTCATCAATTCAGATATTCTTTTAGAATTAATAAACTTACCATCACTTCTTTCTTTTAAATGAACATCAGCCGACATGTAGTATGTTTCGCCATCAGTCCACGCTACTATTTCAGGAAAACCATTACTACTTAAAACATAAGCGTCATAAAATTTTGTGTCATTATCTCCACGAAGAGTCTCAGTCATTGTCCAATACGACCCTCCCCATTGTTGTCTAATAGAAATCTTATTCAAAACTTTCGCGTCATATCTATGACATAATTCACCGATAAATGGCTCAAGTCCTGAATCTATTGTGATACTATCATCTCTAAAGTAATTAAACTTCTGTGCGTTCATTTTCTGTCTCCTCTCAAGGTTGTGTCAATACAGGCTTGACCTGTTTTTAAATAGATATTACTGCCATACTCAGTGGCTTGAAAAGCTATACCTTTCTGACATACATAATCAGGTAGTAGTGGGTTAATCAGTGGTTCTAATTCTTGCCACAAATATGTCACTCCCCACCCAATTAATATGCCCATAACTACACCTAAGAACATATCACCATAACTTACTCCGTCTTGCACTCTCATGTTTTCTTGTCCTCATAAAGTTCATCATATAACTCACCGCCAATACCTGAGTATGGTTGAAACATCTCCCACCCACTACCTGTGTAGTCAACTTCTACATCGTCAGATTCTTCCCCAACTCTGACGTATGCGGTTTCAAACAACTCTGACTCGTGTTGCTCGTTATAATCTTTAGCGATATTAATAACTCCCATAAACGCTTGAACGTCAGGGTAAGTGTTATACCACTTTAGTTCATACTGAGTAAAACCCATCATTCTTTTATCGTTAAAGATAGTAAAACATAAGCCTTTGTTGTCGAAAGCTAGAGGGTGTCTTGTCTTACACTCTGCTACAAACGTATTCCAAAGGTTCTTCTTATCAAGGTAATCCTGACCTGACGTGGTGTCAGGGTTCATTCTCACTCCTATTGCCACTTCGCTACGATAACCCATTTTGTTCCTCCCACGTTGGTTCTGAATCATCTTCGATTCTAAAATCCACGTCTGTTACTTCCCAAACGTGGTCTTCGGTTGCTCTATTTCTAGCGTCATCTTCATCTTTCGCTCGAACAACTATTGGTTCACAGTATTGCGTGATATAAACGCGGTATGGTTTTAGTTTCTTTTTACTCATATGTCAATCTCCTCATTTTTAAGTGCTTGTGTAAGTTCTTCTTCTACGTCGGCTATATCTATATACTGAGCCATGTAATCCAACGCCCAATCTATCATGACCTCGTCACCCTCCTTTATTCTTTTTCTCATCAAGTCACAGAAGTGTCTGAGCATTTCAGTGTGGTTAAACCTTGAACGTAGTTCATTACAGTAATAGTTAAATCTTTCTTCTTCTATACTCGGCATACTCATTTCTCACCTCGCAGTCTGACTTTAAGTCTATCGTTGGTAGGTATGTAAGCCATCTCCATTGGTGTAACATGCTCGTTATAGGCTTGTTCCCACCCCCATATCATTTCTTTAAGTTTCTGCTTAACACCTTTGATAGCCCCCTCTACATTCTTGCCGTCTTGCCATACCCACCACGCATATTCAGTATCTAATATTATGGCTGATAGCAAATCTATCTCACCTTTCTCATACATAGTTTCATACGCGTTTCGCCATGAGTGGTCTCCATACTTTGCTTTACACTCTTTAGCCAACTCTTGAACCAACTCGTGAAACTTATCACCTGACGCTCTCCAAAATGTTTCGACTTGCTTGAATACACTGTTAAGTTTGTCAGTAATATCTATGTTCTTGGTTCTGTCCACGCGTGGTGAGATAATGTCATAAGCGACAAGTGGTTCGTTGGTCATCATATTATATTTAATCTCACGACGGATAGGTCTCATCTGCATGTAGTGTCCTACTGCGTCTAATACATTCACCCATATATTGCCACCTCGTTTCTCGTCATTACATACTAGCTGACCATTATGCCAATATCCTTGTCGATACCACCCGTTTCCGTTCTCACATAAACTTGTAAGATAGTATCGTTCACCTTGCCAATAGTTATCTTGTATGAACTCAACAATATTACCTTTATGGATTTTAAGTAAATCTCTTTTCTGATATTCAACAATGAATGCACCATCTTTATCAGCATAAAATCTCTTATGTGACTGTCGCCTTAAATGAGGAAACACAGGATAATGATTAGTATTTCTGTATGGTTTCTCTTGTTTAGTAATTTCTAATAGCTTGTCATAGGTTACACGTTCAAACATGGTATATCTCCTTAAAGTTAATTGAACCTGACACTATGTCAGGTCTTGTTTTACAATCTTGCAGTTACTAGGAATATAATTCTCAGTTCCCGTTGTAACAAACAAGGTTGGTATTGCCGTATTCCATTCGGGTGTTGAAAAGTATCCGTCTGTCAATACGATAATTGCTTGTGAATTAATATTCTCTTTGTTGATGTGATTGACAACACAACTAAGGTCTGTGCCACCTCCCCCTTGCGGTTTGACTAGTTTAGCTATATTGTCATACTGCGATTCATCAAAGGTTTGTTCACCGTGAACCTCAGTATCCCACCACAAAATACGAACCTTTTCAGGCGTGGAAACGGAACAGATGGAAACCAGTTCCGACGTGAACGCGTTGAGTTCATCTTCACCGATTGAACCTGATGTATCGATAGCAATGGTAAGTTCACCCACTCGTTCGTCTTCCATGCTAGGCATGTATATATCATTGGCAACAAGTCGCTTGTTATACTTCCGCCATGTATATTCATCTGTGCCTTTCATCTGAGACATAATAAAGTCACGCAAGACAGTCTTCCAGTCGATTTTAGGTTCAAGCAAATCGGTGATGTTTCTAGGTATCTTCGCACCTAATCTGCCCGCAAGTATGCCACCCTCACGCAACGCTCTATCAATTTCTTTAGATAATTGCTTTTGGTCTTCTACCGACATAGGTTGACCACCCTCACCCATCGCACCTGATTCAAAGTCATGCTCGTCCATACTTGATTGTGGTGTTTGCTTACCATCTTCTTGTTGCTGTTTCAGGTCATTCATCACCTCACGCACAGACCAATTATGATACTTGTCATCATACAATCCACCTTGCGGTAGTCGTAGGAAACTTTGGTCTTCAAGGTTGCATATAATATCATTTACAACATAATCTGCTGACGCGTTAAGTAGCATAGGGTTGTCTTCCCATTCTTTCTTGAATCGTTGGATATGCTTGAGTGCGATATGTAAGTTCTCGTGAACCACCAATGCTCTCAGTTCATCATCTTCCAACTTCTCAATAAATGCTCGACCATACTTCTTGTTCACACCATCAGTGTATGCGGTAGGACAATCATCTACCACAGTGCTATCACCCATCATCATAATGCCTGAGTAGAGCGCGGTCTCAGGGTGTCGCATGAGTGCAACGTGTGCCTTTTTCAATCTAGTTTCTTGTGTCGTCATATCTTATTCTCCTACCTGACATAGTGTCAGGGTTGATTTAGGTTTAAAGGATTTCATAGTTTTTGGTTGCCCATTCTGCAACTTCTGAATTACCTCTAGCCAACTGTCTTGTCTTCTTGTTACGCACAAGCATAGTAAAGAATATGGCTTGAATCTCAGATGAATTGATACGCTTAACATACTTCATAAACTTTGTGAGTTCGTCTTGTGTGGTAAGTTTATCAATCGCTTGAAACATCACCATCAACTGTGCGGAAACCTCTTTAGGTATCCTTGTCTTATCAGGTTCAGATAAGATACTATCAAATGATGGTAATGACTTCTCCAGATTAAGAAACGCTGACATGTCTTGACTAGCACTCATACCGATAGTGCCTGACAACGCTGACATTGTGGCTACCTCTCCTAGTATGTCTCGGTTCTCCACGATGACAGATGACTTCGCCAATGAACGAGGGGAAACAAAACTCAACTGTGGTTTACTAGGTTTGAAGATGTAAGGGTTGTCGTCTTGTTGTTCATCTAAGTAACTGTTCAGACAACGCGGGAACATGTGAACCCATGCTCTAATCAATGGACTAATCGCGTTCTCACTTGCCCAAACAAGCCAATCTTCTACGCTAGGTTTAGCCATGTTCAACAAACAAACCCTGTTACCAGCGTGTGCCAACATGGTATCGCCTACACCATCTGATTGATTATTAGATGTTCCAAACACGATACTGCCCTGTGGTAGTGGTGTATCACCTATGTATCTCTCTAGCATTAGCCTTGTGAATATAACCTGAAGTAGTTTCGGTGCTTTCATAAACTCATCAAGTAATATGATTTTTGGTTTAGGTGAATCTAGTTTGAACAATGAACCAACATAAGTTTCAAGTGTGCGTGTGTCATGGTTCGGGATAGTCATTGCAATGTCTTGCATATCTTTCACAGGACAGTCAACGTAGATGTAGTCATACTTGTCACCCATATCGTCTTCTAACATTTTCAGTAATGATGTCTTACCACACCCAGGCTCTGACTGAATGATTGGTGTAAGAGTCTCACCGATGGTTGGAATAAGTGTTACAAGTTCTTTAATTGTTACTCTTTGTGCATTTAAGTGCATGGTATTTCTCCTAGTATAAAAATGAAACCTGACATAGTGTCAGGGTTAAACTGCAAATTTAGATAGAATGTCTTCAATGTCTGACTTCACTCTATCCCTTGTATAATCAGATTCTCGTAGTGCTTCGCTAGACACGCCTGTTAAGACATCGTCTAATTGTTTCGCAACTGAACGAAGTTTCTGACTATGTTCGTTATCAACATACCTGAAAGCACCTATCGTGCGACAGAGGTCTTTTGCTTTCTCGATGGTTGAATCATATATCTTTCGTTTCTTTGATTTTTTCTCGCCGTCTTTGGTAGTGATTTCCTGAGTTCCGCAACAGTGTGCGATACTTTCCATGACTTCAAGGACTCGTCCCGTTTGTTGATGTAAAACATTTTTAACTATCTCCTCGCATTGTTGTTGGTAATTAACTTTCAAGTCATCAGCTAGGTCTTGTGCTACTTGACAACGAAAGTCGTGTGATGGCACTTCGGATATATACAACTTGCACCCAAACTTACGCTTTACTTCCTCGATGTCGGGGTAGTCGTCCATGTTATACATATCGCCTTGTGCAAATGCCATGTTTGATTTAATCGAATTGTAGTTCTTACTAAACTCAGATAGTAAACGTCCAAACTCTTTCTCGTGCTTGTCATACTCTGATTTAAAAGATTCTAATTCGATAGTAGGTAAAAGGTCTTGTGAATTGTTCCAACGATAGGTCTTTGACTTCACCCAATTGTATATAGTCTGTCGGTAATTCACTAAGTCTTTGTGATATACATTGTTTGCCAATAAGTTTTTCACAAAGCGTCCCGCGTTGGGGTCTGCCTTTTTACTTGATGTAACCTCGCCTGATATTGCTCGGTCTTGTTTTGTTGCGCTCCAAACATTTACATCAACTGAGACTAAAACTGCTGATGTTGCTAATGATGTCAAATGATTCGGTGTTTGAAGTTCCGTGCTTGTATTACTTGTATTACTTGTATTACTTACTTCCATTGTTTCTGCATACATAATAACTTCTCCAAAAGTTAGTGACCCTGACACTAGGTCAGGGTCGGTTTGTAAAAACCACATGAATGAAGATAATCTTTCATCATATACTAATAGTATACCATAAGTTTACTATCTTGTCAATAGATATACAAATAAATGACACCCTCACTCTTGTGGGTAAAACAAATCATCTATCGTCTCGCCCCCCTTTCTCAGCAAACTGCTGAATCCTGATTAATAAACTATCCAACTCTTGTTCCAAATCAAACACAGGTTCAATGTCGGACTCATCAGAGACACCCCGTCCCTTTCTAATTCTTTCTTCATCTTCATAAATATTTCTAGGTATGGGTATGTCTTTAAATGTTCTAGCCATAACGACCTCCTTTGTTGTTTAAGCCTTTCAAGTCGGTAAGATTAGAGACAACAATATAGTTACTCTTATGCATAGGTGCAATCGTGTGCTTAACTTTGTTAGCCCTATCGTCCCCACATGATAAGCATATATCATAGCCGATACTCTTTCTCTCATCTGCAAAGGTATCGCCACATTCAGAACAGATAGCCATTACTGTGCTATCCACGCAATTACTACCGAACTACTCACAAAGCCAACACCAAACCCAAACAAGAAACACAAAAACATCTTTACTCTTGCTTGTTGTTGGAACTGTTCTTGCCACAGCCATTCACGTCTGAACTTTTTGGCTTTGTCTATCTCGTTTGAATCTACATACATGATATATCTCCTCGTTACAAAGTTTAAAAACTGAACCTGACACTATGTCAGGACTGATAATAAAAGATGACACGTCAAGCTAAACTTCAAAAACCCACAGACATAGTTTCATCTCTCATTATATATAATTATACCATAAGTTTACTAATAAATCAAGTGATATAGGAAAATATGAGGTAGAGATTTTTGTTGGTATTTGTTTTTCATGTATGGTCTAGGTAATGGGTCTAGTATGAGTATGGTTTCCGCTAAGATATTCTTAGCTGATAGGTGTGTGATAGATGCTGAAGTGAGGTAGATTTTGTTCCAAAAGGTCTTGTTCCAACATCGGTTTACTAATGGAACAAAGTGTGTGTTCTGTGTTTTTTGTTCCAATCTTGTTCCAAAATAGTTTACTAATAAGCCTTGTTTTTGTCGTAAGTGCTTGATTTATAACAATGTTCCAATGTTTCGGGGGGTCTAAGTTTACTAAAGGAACGGAACAAGGGATTTGCAAAAAGCTAAGTTATTGTTTTATATATAATATATTTATATAGTTATAGTAGTAGTAGTGTTTTGTTCCAATGTTCCAGTGGTTTTAGGGGACGGTGAGTAATTGGTAAACTAGGTTGCACTGCAAAAAAGTGACTCTTTCTCTCACAAAGTTTACAAACCCACATATCACGTCTAAAAATAGTGGAACATTGGAACAAGGTCACTTAACTACTTGATTCACAAAGTAAAATCATGTTCCAACTACGTAGACTAAAATGGAACAAAGCCAAACGGCATGGAACAAGCTAAAAACCACCCTGACATGGTGTCAGGTAGAACATAATTACATGACACGTCCACGCCCTCGCGGTAAGAACTGGTTTCACTTTCCCGCAGCGACTGTGATTTGTATCAGCTAGGAGTATCTTAGTTCACAAACTACAAACCTGACACGGGGTCAGGCTCGAAACTCGCTCGCGTCCTCGCGTCGGGAACTGGTATCTATGATACAATGTGGATTGAGTAGGCAAAAAAAATCCCCCTACACCTTGCGGTGTAGAGGGACGGGGTGAAACTACTTACCGAGAGGATAGGACTTCTCGATATCGATTAGCCAAGCCATGAGAGCCTTGCTATCTTTAGCAGACATATCTTTCGATAGTGACTGCATTGATTTGAAGTAATCGCCTGAACGCTTACTCGCTTTGACTAGGACGTCAATGTCTAGCTTAAGCTCACCATAAGCCTTAGCTAGAGCCTTTGCCATTCTGCCCTTGAGCCTTGACCAAGCCTTGTCGATAGTGTTTTTACACTTGACTTGGTCAGCCTTGGCAAGAGCCTTGAAACTCGGGCCGTATGAGCCAAGAGGGTTATTGTTTACCCCCTCTTTGTTTTCGGTCAGGTCAAGTTTACCAAAGTCTTGAGCTAAGATATAACCCATTGAGAAGGTCTTGACAGCGTTGCTATCAAACCTATCGCCTAGGCTAACCTTGGCAGTATCGACCGCGATATATTCACCGCCCTTGTCGTAGACCTCGAGAGCAAAGTCCTTGTAAGACTTGCCTTCGATAACCCCCTCGATAACTCCAGACTTGAGAGCTTCGGTTATTTCAGGTTGCGTATCGAGAACGCTGTCTACCTCGTCGCGATACTCTGCGAGAAGCTTACCAGCCTTGCCACGTTTAGCGACAAGCTTGGCGTCAATGAATGGCTCGATATCTTGAGCTACTTCGGTTGCGTAATCACTAGCTGATTGCTCTGCTAGTGTCCATAGTTTAGCTTTTGATGTGAGCGAAGCTAACACGCTCTTATTTAAAGTTGTCATAATGACTCCAATAAAATATGCCGAACACATGAATAACAGAATGTTATCAATCGCGACATGATGTAATTATGTATTAAATGATAGATAAAATCCAATAATAGTAACTTTTTGTTTACTAACCTGACATAGTGTCAGGATTGAAGCCCCCTATATAGCAAACCCACCTACCCCCCACCGACCAAATACCAAATGGGACTCCATGTGTGCGCTACACACTAAGATTTGAATAAATAACCAGGAAAAAACTGAGAACCAGCGACCCCCACCCCCTCTATATAGGAACACCCCCCCTTGATGGTACCTAAAAGTAGTGTATA